GTCAAGTGCCACTTTCATGTTGCACGTGGTTTGTACAATTAATGAACATCGTTCATCAATGCGCTGTCAGTTTGACAATAAGGAAGGCGGCCAAGATGACCGCCACAATCAGACATGCTGTTATTTGTTCCTCGTGCATCTTCATTCAGTCTTCCTCCAACCAAACATGCTTCACATGATGCACTGCCCAGTCGAACACGCAGTACATGATATACCAATTCGCCACTGTGACCAGCACTGCCACCACGATAACGCCGATCACGAACCACGCAAATCCCGGAAGCCCTAGAAACATGTCAATTCCTCCATTCACCCTTCGACTTATCCCTACAACTGTATTATAGAACAAGCAAGTGATAATTTTTGCGATAATTCGAATTAATGAACAACGTTCATTTATTACCGCTCACCAGACACATAATAGCGATACCTAACATAGTGCCCACTACAAGTGCAATATAATGCGACAACACCCTAACCCTCCCATCTCAGCCAACAGTTCCAGCTCCTGTAATACCCGCCGATCGATATCTCGTTCCCGGTCTGGTCTCCCGGCTGCCCTCCGGCCACGCCCCCGAACTCGTTGATATGCGCGCCCACGAGCATACCGTCTCCGAGATACAGCTCCACGTGCCCGGTGCCCGCCGATATGTCGCCCTCGAACAGAACGATGTCCCCGCGCACCAAGTCGGACGCTGCCGGGTTGCCGTTGTACCTCTTGAAGCCAAGCCCCGTGAACACGCTGGACATGTTGTAGGTGGAGGGGGAGGGGAACGGAACGTCCCATCCGTTCTCGCGGAACGCCCAGGACACAAGGCTCGAGCAGTCGAAGTCGACCCCTCCGTCCCGCGTCGGCTGGTCGTAGCCGTGGCTGTTGTCGTCGGCGATCCCGACAGCCCACAGACACGCGCCCTCAACGCCCGATCCGCCCGGTGCCATGCTTCCCGATCCGGAGTTCAGGTTCTGAGCGCTGATCTTGGTGAACATCGTCGTCTTCGTCCAAGAGCGGCGAGTGCGGTTCAGAACGTATACGTTGTCTTCCCACGTCCCGACATTCTTGAATCTGTAGAAGTCTATATCGTTGAAGTATATATAGCCGTCGTTGCCTATAGTCCCAATGTAGGCGTTCTCAACGCCGCCTTTCTTAGTGGCGCTGATTATGATCACGCTCGCCATATCGATTCCTCCCGGCGGATCTATTTCCCAGTAGTTTCCGTAGTTCAACGCGAGAACGACGTTTCCAGCCCATTCCGGCTTGCATCCCGGCGTTCCGGGGTTAGCATGGCTAGGATACCATTTCGAGTACTCCACAACCGATTCTATCACGCTAATCGAATTCGGCGGGTAAAGATGCCCCCATTCGCTGTAATTAGGGTCTCCCGACGATTTAACGTCTCCGATGATGCAATTCAATATCAGCCCCGTGTCCAGCTGGAAATCCACGTAGTCTCCGACACCCCCGAACGCCTCGGTGCACGCGATCACGTATCTTCCTTCTATGATGGCGAATCCCTCTGCATCATAGTTCTCACCCGCATCCGCCCGAAGCTTGTACTGCAGCGAATCGGGCGCGGTTATCAGCGACCAGCCCATATAGGTGTAAACGCAATTTCTACCGCCCAGCTGCGGCACTATCTCCCGCGCCATCACAATCCCATCCTAACTATATCCCTGAACCAGTTGTTGAGCTTCATGGACTCGTACCTAACGCACCCCATGTCGTACGCCTTCTTCAGGTTAGCCAAATGGGGCGAGGATTTGAAACCTTTGAGCAGCAGAGTGTTCGGCTCATGGTCTTCCGTCGTGGCGGCGAACACGTGGCGGCACTGGCGGTCAACGTCTTCCGACACGTAATAGCAACCGTTTCGGTTGTCGCGCCATATTCCGATAGCATCGTCGTAGTAAAGGAGCGTGAACTGGTATTCGGCATTCTTGCCCTTTCTCGCGATGAACTTCGGGTTGTCGCGCAACCACTTGTTCTCGGCCGCATAGGCCGCATAGTCGCTGCCCGCTATCGCCTGGTAGAAGCGCGTGCCCTTCTTCGCCTCGATCAGCTCGGGCGGCGCTACCATCTGCGTCAGGAACTCGCCGCGCCTCCATACGTCCGTCTTGTAGGGAAGCTCCAGCTTGAAGTAGTCCATGTAGGGGTTCGCCGAGGTCACCGCGTTTCCCCAGAACATGCAGGTTACGTCGTAATCTCGAGATCCAGGGCGGGCGATGGTCTCATAGAGTTCGAGGAATGCCGTCACCTCGTCGGGAAGGTACGTTTGGAACCCCTTGTCGATGACGAACTCGTCGAACAGGATCGTGTCCACGTTGTCCAGCGCGTCGGATTTGAGCTTGCGCGCCGTTGACAGCGCTTGCGCGTAGCCGCATATCTCCTTATCGATATGCAGGATGTTCGATTCTGCCCACAGGGCGTGGCCTGGGAACTCCTTCTGCACGTGGTTGAAGAGCCGTCCGTCCTTGCGGGTGGTCAGGTTCTTCAACTCCTCCTCCGTGCGGCGCAGGTACATGAAACGCCTTCCCGTGCGCAGGTAGCGCTTGACGTAATGCTGCAGCCCCGTGTACGTCTTGCCCGCGCCTCGGATTCCGTAGATGAAATTGAAGAGGCAGTTGTACGAAAGCGTCTTGGATATGTCCCAGTATTTGGCCATCAGTAGTTATCCCTGGAAGGCGATTTGGACTCGTGGCGGATCGTTTCGGGAACTATAACATACGGCTCAAGGAAGTAACCAGCTTCTACAACCTCGTCGATCATGAAAAGCTCGTACAAATCATCTTCGCTCGTCACGGTATATTCTACATATCCGATAATGTCTTTAATTCCTGGCGATTCGTCGTCAGCCTTGGTTATGGCAGATTTTAGTTTCATGGCTTCCTCCTTTGACTTTGGAATGTTCGCCCTTAAATATAGAAGCCCCTGCCATCATGGATGTCCAAGCGACAGGGGCTAAGTCAAAGGGCGCTAACCGAAAAGACTATCACAGAGGGGGCTTGTCTCCGTATGCGCCCGTGCCCGTTTCACCGGGTGCCCCACAGACGCAGAAGATAGCTTGCTTTCCGGCGCATGACCATCATACATCACTTCTCTTGAATTGTCACGCGGAATCTATCGTTCTCCAAAACCGACTGCGAAGGCGACGGGTCAGGTTGTCCCGAAGATGGGACACCCGCGTACGCCGACCACGCGCCGACGCTTCCGAAGAAAATATTCACGTCCAGGTTGCCCGCGTATCCGGGCACCTGCCCGTCGGACGCGTACTGCCAGCAGCCGACGAGCCCGTCCGTCTCCGGCGGCTCGCCGGGGTCGTAGTCGAGACCGGGGCGCAGCACGTCGGGGTAGCTCGCGATCCAGCGCATGCAGTTAGGCTCCACGCCGCCCTGGTTGAAGCGCCAGGGGTTGGCGTAGACCCAAGGCCAGATTCCGGTCTGATCGTGGACGATGTTCACGAACTCGTTGACCCACTCAACGCTTTGGCCGCCCTCCCAGTCGAGCACCGGAACGCCTTCGCCGAAGTAGTCGCTCGTGTTGTTTATGAAGAACGCCGCTTCCTTTGCCGGGGAGTTTCCGTTTGCGAAGTGGTAGAACCCCCAGGGCTTGCCGTTCCGCCGGCACCACTGCACCCATCCGTCGCAATAGCCGTCGACGAACCCGACCCCTTCGGTAGCCTTGCAGATCACGAAGTCCACGTTGGGAAACACCGCATCCGCGTCCAACCCTGCTTGCCAGTTCGATATGTCGATGCCCCTAAGCATTCTTGATCAGCTCTTTAAGTTCTTCCCGTAGCTCCTTAATCTCGCTCGCAATGTCGTTAAGTGTGCTAGTAAAGTCCTTAAGAGTACGATTGTACAGGTAAAACATGCCCACGCAAGCCACGATAGGGAAGCCCAGACTACCGATAAGAGTAACAATGTCGTTAACATCCATGATTGATTCCTCCTAATTAGAATACCAATTGGCGCTTATGTTGAACGAAGCCCCCGCGAGATAAACCATGCCGTCGGTGGAGGCGTTCAGGGAAACCGCGCCGTTCGTCTGAATCGAAAGCACGTCCACGTTAGTATCTACTACCACGGGAATCCGCACTTCGGTCGACGGCCGGCATTCCGGAGGCAGCGTCGTGAGCGTCGCGCCCGGCGTGTAGTTCATGATCATGCAATCGCCTTGGAACTGCACGTCGTTCACGCAGGACAGCATGACCCGCTCGCTGGTGAACATCGCTTCGGGGGAGGGGGCGTGAACGTACGCCCCCTTGAAGGTCTTGAAGAAGTTGGGGTTTCCACCGCCTGTAGGATCGTTAGGCATTATGCGTTTCCGATCCAAAACGAATTGTCTAATGAAAGCGTGATTGTCTGCTCGCTCGAAATACCGCTGTTGATGGTTTGAATAGTCCTGATCATCGCGTCTTCGGCAAAATGCTCGGTTATGATGAAATCCATCGAAGCACCACCGCTTCCTATTTTTCAACATCCGCAATGCCGAAACAGCTTTTCGAATTGTAATGCGCCAATGTTGGAACCGTGTCGATCACGCATCCGACGAAGCTGACCGAACCCTTTCCGCTAACGGTCTCGCCGTTTTTGAAAATGCATCCGGTTACTAGGTGCTTAGCTTGACTGTCGTTAGTGTTGCATATGAAAGCATTGTTGATTTTACAATTCGCGATTATAAACTCGCCAGTGAAGAACCAGTCCGTGGCAGGGGTCGTTTCTTTTTTGTTGAGCGTGCAGTTATCGAGGTGGATGGCCGTGTTAGGTGTCAACAATCCGTTCGTGTCCATGTTCCAGCATATGGAATTTGACATTTTGACGTTCGGGTCTCCCCACATGCTGAAGTTGCCTTCGAATCCGTTAATAGAGTAATTGAGCGCCATACCTGCCGGCGAAAAACAGAATTGGCGAGTTGTGTTGTAATACAGGCCGTTTATTACGATTCTTGGCTTTACGTCTGGTTGTGAACCAGAAGAAACGCTTTTAACAGGATTTATAAAGGTGTTTCCTCGATTAGAATTTGGCTCGTTTAATGTGCAGTTGTTTATATACAAAGTCCCTTGAAATGCTAGCTTCACGTCTTTTCTAAAGTCGATGCAAGAGTATTTTATAGCACGCGGGAACATATCAACGTTGCTTATAACTGCGTTCGCGTTTCCGTACGGCAGCGTGAACGTACAGATTCCAGTCAGTTTGCTATTTGTTAGATTGTAAGTTCCGAATGCTCCGAAATGGTTGTCAACTCTGTTCAACACGCAGTTAGAGTAAGTCATGCAGTCGCACCAGTCGTTCCCGACAACACCCCAGCCTCCTACTCCGAGCATGTTGTCAACATGGCAGTTGAACGTGCTGTTGAACCCGATGATATAGCTGAAGTAAGATGCGTGAGCGGTTTCGTTGTCTGACGAGTTGTTATTTCCCGAGATATTGCTTACTTTAACGTTTGCGCAAGCGGTGACGAAAATTAACCCGTTGCTTACAAGAGAAGCAGCGTTCGCAGGCGGAACGGACAGCGGATTGAACGTGATATCCTTGACTGCAGTGTTGTTTCTACGCACGCGCAGGAAATTCGGAACGTTGGCCTTCTCCGAATTGTCGTACGTGATGGTAGCCCCGGCGAACTCCACTGGCCGTTCCCAAAGGGAATGAACGTTGGAGCACGTGAACGTTCCGGTGTTCGGGATGTAGAACGGCGATGTGATGAGCATTCCCGCGTTGTCGTACGCCTTGACTTCCCGATGGTAGACCGTCGCCCCCGTCCCTTCTCGAGCCCCCAGGTTCCAACCGTCGTTCTCGTTCTGGATCAACGCGAAGCAGCCGTTCAGCCTGGCATCGGGGCTGGTGACGGAATCGGCCGTGACGCTCCCCGAGAACGTGAAGGTCTGCGCGTCGTCGGCCTCGATCGAGTACACGGGCTGAGGCGAGTCCGCCAGCAGCACGAACTCCATATCTAGCAGGCACGAGGTCTTGACTTCGGTCTGGAAATTGCACTTCACCTTACCGCCGTGCTGCACGACGGGAACACCGTTAGCGTTCGCGTATTCGTGCGCGGCGACGATAGCGGCGCTATCGTCCGTCACGCCGTCGAGCTTGGCCCCGAAGTCCTTGTAGGTGACGTACACCTTCTTGCGTGCGGCGATCTCGTCATCGAAACCTGAGGCTTGCTGCTTCAAGCCCTCGATATCGTCAACGAAACCTGAGGCTTGCTGCTTCAAGCCCTCGATATCGTCCTTGTTCTGCGTCACCTGCCCCTGCATTGCCGAGACTTCCTGCCGATACTGTTCGATCTGCGCATTGTAGTTCCCCGTAAGCACCCAATACTGTGGATCCGCGATGTCGATGCCGACCGGGACGAACGTCTTGGACGTATACGAATTTCCCTCGTGTGTGACTATCTCCAGCGGCTCGTAGCTGTTCGCGCTAGACCACTCCGGCGGGTCTGCGAACACGGGTACGTAGCGCATACCCGTGTACGTGTATCCCGGAGTCGCAGGACACGGCACGCCGGGCATTTGGTCGGTCACGGTGGCGGTCACGCTGGCGCTCGCGCTTCCTGCGCTAACTGTCATGTTCTTCGTGGATTCTGCCATGATTCTCTCCTTTACCATTTGATGATGAGATGCCCGTACGTGGTCGAGTCGTCCGGGTTCATGCCCGTGTCGAACTGCAGGAACTGCCAAGTGGCGGGGATGTACGCCTTGAAATGCCCGTCGTCTCCCAGTCCGAAGCATACGAACTTCACGATGCGCGACACCAGGCATTGCAGGTTCGCGTCGATCCAGTTTATGATGGAATCGAGGTACAGATGCACGTACTCGCCGTTCTTGATCGCGTCCACCTCGTTTTCCAGCGCGTCCACCCGCGCTTTCAGCTGGTTGTAGAACACCACCAGATCGGGCACGTTCTGGCCTTGCTTGTTCAGGTTCTCGATCACCTCGTTGAGCTTCTCGGTCACCTTGGCAAGCACCTCGTAATAGCTCAGCTCGTCGCCGTAGACGGCCGGCAGAACCATTTGCACGTAGTAGCGAAACGGCGCTACATCCGGTGTCGGCTGGTTCATGCGCTCCTCCTTACCATATCGTCATGAAGCATTCGCGCAGCGCTTTGTCTTCCACTACGTCACGGTCTATATTAACGAACGTGTCTCGCCAAATCAAGAGCAGTTCGGATTCCGCTTTGTCGTGCCCGGTCTCCGTGCGCGACAGCTTGTTGTCGTAGCTGCCGCTCGAATCCGACTTGCCGGAATCCGTCGTGGAAGCGTCGGTGAAGTCCGCCGTGGACGCGTAGTTGCCGGCCTTGATGTTGTCGAAGTTTAGCGCGGACATCGGAGTGTCGCTGAAAATGTCCTGCGCATTGCTGGTCGAAGTCGCGCTGGTGTTCGCGGCATTCGAGGCGGTGCCGGTCGCGTCTTCCGCGATAGTCCGCGTGTGGTCGATGAGCGGCTGGATCCCTTTAGCCGTGATCTCCGACAAGTACATCTGGTTGTAGTAGGGCATGATCAGAAACATCGCGTCTCGCACGAACATTCGGAATAGCCCGGAGGTCTCCGCTCCGATCTCGTACATGAAATAGTGCCGTATGATCTTGTCGTTCAGCGTCTGCCTATACGCTTCGTCGAAGATCGGGTAGTCGGCAAGTCCCAGCTTGTCGTAGGCGTTGTTCCAATTCGCCTCATGCATGTCCAAGCCCTTGTCCTTGAGGGTCTGTTCGAGCACCCATCGAAGCTGCACGGTGTGCTTGCTCATTCTCCGTTCACCTCGATCCCGTTCTCCTCGGCGTATTTCGATTCGTCGAACTCGCCGTCGGCGATAGCCCGCTGCTCCTCTTGGCGCTTCTCCGACACGCGGAAATGCACGTCCACGTCGAGACCGAAGATCTCGTTTATCTGCTTGCACGCGAACTGCCGGGACTCGAGGCGGCAGAGCCGCTGCGCCTCCGTGCCGCCGAGGCTGGCCAGCATCTCGTCCACGATGACGCGCTCCGACTTGGACTCGGAGCTGGCGATTCCGAGGAAACCGAGCGCTTCCTTCCAGTACTTGTCCTTGAGCTCGTAGAGCTGCTCGGCGACGTACGGCGACGAGTTGTCGAGGATGTCGATGGATTCGAGGTCGAAGTCCTTGTCCGTCATGATGAGGGGCTTGTACTCGTCCACCTGCGCCATCATGTTCTCGAAGCTCAGGCGCTGCTTCTGCGAGCATTTCACCACGCGCGGGGTCTTCTGCTGGTACACGTTCACATCGATCGCCCGGTCTATCGCCCACAGCTTCTTGGCGTACATGTTGAGCGCGAACCAGGTAGGCACGCGCAGGTTCGAATTCCAGATTATAACGGAGTTCTCGATGGTGAGCGGGATGTTGACCCCCGTCACCGAGTAGGCTATGCGGTTCACCGGCTGCGAGTAGATGTCGAAGTTTCCCTCCAACATGCACTGCATGATCGCGTAGCCCTCCGGGCTGCGCTGGATCGGGTCGAGCGCGATATCCTCGTCATGCAGGAACACGCAGAATCCGTCGCGAAGGAGCCACCACTCGATCTGACGCTCGTTGATGCCCTCCGGCAGGTTCTCCCACTCGAAAACGCTCATCGCCAGCTCGTACAGCCGCATCTGCCAGAGGAACATCGTTTGCGAGTTCATAGCCGCGTTGTCCAGCTCGCGAGCGGATTTACGCGCGTTCTTGGGCATGTTGCCCCAGGGAAGGCCGTAGGGGGTAGTCGTGGATCGGATAGGGTTCATGCATGCCTCCTTTCTTATATTATAGCATTGCTCAAACTGTAGTTGCCCACGTCGTCCGTGTGCCAGAACGTGACTCCGGAGTCGAGCAGCCTGTTGAACATCGCAAGGTAACCGGCCGGAACCGATCCGCTCATGTTCGCGGCTACGGTCTTCACGTAGTTCCATGAAGCGCGCCCCGTGATGTTCGGCGTTTTCACGACGGAGACGTTGTAGCCGTACACGCTCAAAAAGTCGTCGATCTGGCGCGCTATCTCGGCTCGGCACGTGTACTTGCGAACGCCTATCGTATAGGTTCCGAAGTTCACGAGCGCGGTAGTCGAGTTAGTGCCTCCGCGCTGCGTGTTGGGAGTCTTCGATGCCTTCGAGAAGTTCGCGAAGGTGTTCGTCAGGTCTTGCGCTCCGTTGATCGTCGAGTTGATCATGCTCGCGGCAGCCCCGGCGACGTTGCCGGATGCCAAGCCCTGCATGGCTCCGCCGATGATGTTCTGCGTGGAGTCGATGAAGGAGTTCACGTAGGGCAGCTGGCTCATCGAGTTGAACGACAAGCCGAACGACGTGTCCGCCTGGGACGCGCCGAGCATGTTCGCGAACGCCTGGTACACCCAGTTGCATGTGGGGTACTTCTCCAAGTACACCGCGCCTTCGACGAACCGGTTCACGCCGTTGTAGTTCAACGGGATATAGGCCAGACGCGAGTTAGCGTCGCACCCGCCCGTCTTCTGCAAGCGCAGCGTTCCGGGCGTTCCGCAGAATTCGAGCCGGAACTGCTGGTCGGCTCCGGTGAAGTTCGTGACTTCCGCATACTGGAACGGGTAGCAGAACATCTTGTTGTTCTTCGGAACGTAGCCGTCGAGATTCGTGAATCCGAGCGCGTAGTCCTTAGTCGTCTGAGGGGTCGCCGCGTTGGAGTCCACCCAGTAGCCCCAGCCGTCGGACTTCTTGACGATAGTCGGGATCGCCGCTCGAGGAACCATGTAGACCTGGCTCACCGCGTCCTGCTGGCCGTTGTCGGACAGCGCTTTCATGAATCCCTTGAAGTCGTCCACCGTCAGAAACACCGACAAGCTCGTGCCGCTGGTAACGCCCATGTACTTGTCCCCGCCGTTGTTGACGTACGTTCCGTCCTTCAAAGGCTCCACGGCGCTGGCAACGACCATGTAGCAATCCATGTCCTCGTTGTCGATCGCCGAGTACGTGCATTTGAGCTCGCCCGGATCGATCCCCTCGTCCTTGACGTGAGCGCCTATCGCATCGTCGTTCACATGCTCGCGCTCCACGAAGCACGGTTTGATAACGTAGTCGAACATGTAGGTCTGCACGTAATCCAGCTCCAAGTGCAAGCGCGTCGTGTTCGCCGTCTTGTACTCTGCGCGCGTGATGAACGCGTAGAACCACTTAGCCCCGAAGTTCTCGTTCTGGAACATCACGTAGTTGTAATTGTAGTATTGCTCGGGGTTGCCGTCCACGTCGATGGCAGATTCCAGGCGCTGGTACGTGTAGGTTGAAATCGTTCGCCGAGCGTCCATGAACGAAGCTACGCCCGACATCTGGGCGTTCAGGTTCGGATACCAGCGAACGTGCTTGTAGTTCGGGTTCCACGGAACCGTCCCTATCCGAATCTCCGTGCTGGGCTGGTACATTTCTCACCTCCTTCGGAAAGGAGGGCGGGAAGCGAATCCCGCCCTCGGCAGAACATAGGCTATGCGGTGACGGCGATGGCGGATTCGCCCGTCTTCTTTCCGTCCTGGATGGAGGTTGCCGTGACGGTGAGCGTCGTCGCCGTCTCGTTGGCCGCCACGTGCAGGTACCCGCCGTTGGTGACGGTCGTGCCGGATGCCTTGCCTCCGGTCACCGTCCACTGCACGCCATGGTTCACGATGCCGGTTCCGACGACCGCGGCAGACAGCTGCAGGTCGGCTCCCTTGGAAAGGGTGGCGGTCGCCGGCGCGACCGTCACGCTCGTGATGGCCGGGGCGGTCGGGGTGAAGGCGGCCGCCTGCCCGAACGGCGAGCAGCTGATGGTCTTCCACACATGGTGCCAATGGTTCCAGTACAGCCCTTCGCCGTTGAACCACTGCGCGGACTCCACGTAGTTGTCCAGCACCATCCACCAATCGCGCGACACCAGCACCGCCGGCACGGTCTCGAGCAGCGCGATCTCCTCTTCCGTGAAGCGGCGGTAGTTGGGGTCGAGCTGGCCGGTGGCCGGGTCGGTGAACAGCGCGTCCATGCGAACCCAGTCGAAGTCGGTGAACGTGTCGACCGTGATCATGCGCGCCTGGAACTCGCGGTACTCCAAGTTGAACGCGGTGGCCAGCACGTTCATGTTCATCGTGGCCTTGAACTTGGCCGTGACGATGAAGTACTGGTCTTCGAAATCGGTGTGGGTGGTCACGCCGGCCATGTTGTACTTCGTGGACTGGTACTGGAACAGGTCGGACATGTACTGGAACTGCGTGGCGATGTCGATCGCGTTGTCCTTGCCGACCTCGGGAATCTCCACCGAGCCGATGTAGCCGTTGAGGAGGCACTTGGCCAGGAAGTAGCGCATGACGTAGTACTCGTCCGTGTTGGCGCTGGTGTAGAGAGACTCGATGATGCGCGCGATCAGGTCGCTAACGCCCGTCCAGGACAGGAACGCCTGGCGCAGCTGCTGGGAGGAGACGGTCGTCTTGTAGAACTTCTGGAAGTTCATGCGGTGGAACGCGGTGCGCACGTCGGGAAGCTCGCGCTTGGCGAACGTGTCCTCCGCGCCCTCGGGGTAGAAGCCGTGAACGTCGGCGAGGTTGACGAAGATTTCCTCGATCGTGTCTCCGAACTCGAGGTACCCGCGCTTGAACGCCGCCCAGGGGTTGCGGTACAGCTTGGAGGTCACGATGGTGAGGCCGATGCGGTTCACGAGCGCGTTCAGAAACGCGTTGCGAGCGGGCTGATAGCTCGTCAGGTACTCGCCGATGGCGTGGATCTCGTCGGTGGTTCCCGCAAGCTCCACGTAGGCGCGATTGTTCGAGTCGTAAGTCGCCGGGATCCCGCGAGCCGCGAGCGCGGACGCTACCTCCGGGGTCTCGTTGATGGTCGCTTCGACCGCCTTCTGCGCAGCCGTCTCGCGAGCTGCCGTATCGCCTGCCTTCATGACGATCGGCGAATCGGCGGCTTTCATGTTTGGTTGCTTCACTGCCATGATATCTCCTTAATCCCAGATCTCGTCGGCTGAGCGGATCGGCTCGCGCCGAACTTCCTCGCCTACCTCGTTCGCATGGAGCAGCGTCTGGCCTTCGACGGCGAAGAACCGGTCGGCGTACTTGCGGCGCGACTCGTCGCGCTCCTCGCGGTAGCGGTCGCGCTCGGCGATCGCCTCGTCTCGCTCCGCGTTCAGGCGGTCGCGCTCCGCGTCCCACTCCTCCCGCTCGTTGCGCCAGCCCTCGCGCTCGTCCCAGCGGTCGTCGAGTTCCGCCGCGTCCTCGTCGATAGCGGCGGCCATCTCGAGCCGCTTGTCCTCGTCCGGCTCCATCGCCAGCTCGCGCAAGCTCGGTTGGTACCTGCTCATAAGCCTGTCTCCTTTCTGATGACAAAATCGCCTTCGTATAGTATAATACCGCCTTTTACGGTCTTGGAATAGAGTTTTCCCGGAAATTTCGCGCCGACATGGAAATTATCCCATGTGACGTGAGGGTGGCACGATTCGGGCAACCCCGCGCAATGCACGGTGAGCTTGCCTCCCTCGTCCTCGATGTAGGTTTTCGGGCGGATGAACCTGGCGCGCTCGAACGTGCTTTCGAGCTTCCACGCGCCCAATCTGTAATCGTCCACGTCCAGCTCTTCGGGTATCTCCGTGCCGGTCAAGTGGAGCGAATCGGTGTCGGCGTAGAGGAAACGATCCTTCACCTTCTGCGCGCTCCGTATCGTCTTGTTCCTCGCCCATGCCGTGATGAAAGCCCCGGCCGGCAGGTACATGCCGTCGGTCTCTTCCGGGTCGAGCAGAGGGTAGCGCACTATGCCGTCCTCGCACATGACGGGGCGACGGCTCCGTTTGACCGGGTGCGTCGCCATCTTCCCGTACGAGGAGTTCATCTTGAGCTTCGCCATGTAGCGCTTGCCGGCGTTGCCCTCCTCGGCCGCATGCACCTTCTCCTCGTTGGCCGCCATGATGAAATCGTAGAAGAGCTTGTTCGATGCCTTGAACTTCCAGCCCTTGCCGTAGCGGATGGAATAGATGTCGTAGTGGTCTTTCAACAATTCCAAATCGACGCTGGTCAGCACCAGCGTCTGCTCTCCCTTCGAATCCACGACGTACTCCGTCGGCATGAAGCTCAAGTTGCCTTTCAACTGCAAGCATGGGATGAAACCCGGCTTGATCTTGAAATCCGCCGTCACAGTCTGAATGTACAACGGATATCGCGGGCTAGGCTCGTATTCCCCTTCGAAAAGAACCGGATCGCCGTACGGCAGGATCTCGCCTCCGACTCCGGCCATGACGGACGGGTACAGGCTGTTCACGTCCAGGACGATCCCCTCCCCGATGTCGCGCCCTTTGAAGTCGGGGTTGACGTAGGTGAAACCGCCCTTGTAGCACGGCCGGATCTCAGCATCGTAGTCGCACACGGGAAAGGTGCGCCTGAACCCCTTCTCGCCGCCTATCGTCTTCTTGTACTCGGCGATGGCGTTCGATCCCGCCGTGATCCTGGTCGCGCCCTGGTCGATCAGCTCGCCCAAGGCGCGCGCCACGATCCTGACATCTGCCGATATGTAATCGATCTCCTCTTGCGTCAGAACATGGTCGATATCGCGATGCTCCGCATAGTCTATCTCGAGCTTCGCGTCCTCTTCCTCGAAGCCGAACGCGCGCGGAATCTTCGCGACCGGCAAGCTGATGATCTTCAACGAATCGCAGAACTCGATATAGTGCCCGCGCCCGAAATAGAGCTTGATCGTGTAGAACTGGTTCATGTCGCTGATCAGCGTCGTGAACCGGTAGGGCGCTTGCTCTCCGTGGCTGGGAATCCATTCCCATCCCGCGTCGAGCAGATGCGATATTATGAACTTCCCGTCGAATTTCAGGTTGTGGAAGTAAACGCGAGCGTCAGGGGCGCGCTCGCACCATTCCATGAACCCTTCGATGGAAGTTCCGGTCGTTATATCATAGGTTTTCAAGGTGCAGGCAGCCCACGCCCAAACTCGCGTTTGGGTCAGGTCGTCTGCCGTCGTTTCGAAATCGGCCGTGAAGTACTGCATATCATAGCTCAGCCCATCTGTCGAGGATGTAGCCCATCTTGTCGGCGCGGTCTTCCGGCGCGTAGATGTACTCGATGTTCAGAAGCTCGTCTCCGGACTCGAAGAACTCCATGAGCTCGCCCGCGTTGGACTTCATCATGGATTCGATCTTCCTCGCGATCTGCGATATAGCCGCATCGAACTCGGAGTAGCCGCCGAACACCGTGTCGAGGCCTTTGATATAGTTCTTGTAGTACCTGTTCAGCCTTTCGTAGGAACTCGTGGCGCTCAGCTCCTCGTAACGCTTGATGAAGCGCTTGAGGGCGATGGGAGAGAAGTCTCGCGCGGTGCGCTTGTCGGGAAGGAGGTTGTTCTGCTGCAACGTTCCCATGCGTCCCAGGGTCTGGCCGTAGTCGATCCCCAGCTTCTTGCGCCTGAGCGACTTGCGCCGCTCGTTGACGGCTTTCGCGATCTGGAACTCCCGCACTTCGTAGCGCGTGGCGATGCCTCCCTCTCCGACGTTCGTCAAGTCCAAGGCTCCTTTGCGCGTAGCGCGCAGCAAGCGCGCGACCGTGTTGTTAAGCACGCGCGCGCTCTTGATCTCGGCTTTGACTTCCTTGTAGCTTACCGGCTCGGGCATGAACTGGGCGTTGGCGGGATTCGCCCGCATAGCCCGTCGAATGGCGTTGTTGTACTTTCGGACTGCGGAGTTGAGGCGCGAACGCTGGCTTTCAGTCCATTTAATCTTAGGTTCTCTCTGCATGTCAGCTCCTCACCGTTTTCCAATCTGACGTAGCACCCCCTGGTCTCCACCGTGAAGTACAGTTGGAACGCGGCGACCAGCTGCATATTGACGTAGAAGTGGAAACGCTTTTCCATGCTGTCGTCCAGCCATTGCGTTCTGACGCAGATCTTGTCCATGAAACTGGAAAGATGCTTCCTAGACGAGAAGAAGAACGTACAGTCTCCGTACATGAAAGAGTAAGGCGATTCCTTCAACTCGTAGAAAACGCCGTTTTTCGAAGGCATGGCGCACCTCCTTTCAATAGCGGTATTTGATATGTTTGGAAACCGTTTTCAGCGCTTGCGAATGCATGACGAAGACGAGTCCGATATAATCGTCTATGACGTAGCGGCGCACAAGCTCGCGCAGGTCGTTTATGTCGTCCCGCTTCATATCGAACTTGTCGTCCTTGGTGAACATGTATTCGATGCGCCCGTTATGATGGCGCTTGAAAACGGCCACGCCTTGCGGGACGACCACATGCGGCCAAAGCTCTTTCTTCAACACCCTGTTCGACGAATCCGCTACGAACTGCTCCATCAAATCCTTGTCTGCAAGCGACAACATGGCTTCCTCCTGAAAAAAGGCCGCACGCTGGGTGCGGCCTGTAGTTGCGAGCTTTTTAGGCGACTTCGAGGGTGAGCATCGTGCCGCGCTTCACCTTCACCTGCTTGACGACCACGTTGATAGGCTCCTCGTAAGTGGGCGCGCCGTAGACGGCGAACATCTTCTTGAGCGAGCCCCACACGCCGTTCGACACGCACTGGTAGCTCTCGCCCTTGTCGTCGATGAGGACGATGCGCGGGGCTTGCTCCACGGTTCCGTCCTCGTCTGCGATTTCGATGATCTCCACGAACAGGTCTTTCAGCGCGATCTGCTTGTTGATGAAGTCGTCGATCTTGTGCGTCGGGTTGTTGGACGCGTTGTAGATGAGCTTCTTGGCATCCGCGCCAAGCTCCGGGTTCACCGAGCAGAACGTGTTGTCCTCGGGCTTGGCAAGCTCGGCGATGGCGTACGTGCGGGCAGGTGCGAGGTCGTTGACGGGCATTTCCTCGGCGATGGCGATGTCTTTGTTCTCGGTCATGGTTTTCTCCTTCTAGTCAGATGGTTTAAGCGTCGACGACGGTAGCGTTTTCGAGGAACGTTTCCACGGCCATGGAATAGGTCTTCTCCTCGCCTTCGACCCACTTGATCGTGCAGCCCTTGGGCAGCGCCACGCCGGCATCGCGGAAGGCGATACGGGCTTTGCGGGCGTTCATGTTGGTGTCCAGCACGACGTACTGGGCGACAGTGCGCACGCTGGGCGGGATTGAATCATCCAGTTCGTACGCGGTCAGCTCGAAACTCTTGAAAGTGCGGGTGATAGCAGCCATAATGTAATCTCCTTTGATCGGTCGGCTTGCTTTGACGATATCCATTATACGCCCGTGAAAAGCGAAAAGACCGAAATCCGGTCTTTTCATAGAATCTTCACAAATCAAATTTTTATTTATACCTTTTGATCACGTAAACCATTCCGATTGCGTATGCTATGATAGCGAAAAGGGTTTCAGGGTTCATAGTCACCCTACTTTCTTCATGGAGACGAAAACGTAAGACGGATGAGAATCCATGAATTGAAGATACTCGCATGCTGCTTTGATCGTGTCACAGTGCATATGCTTCAACTCGTAAACTTTGGTATCTTTGTTGCGCTGGTAATATTTGATTACGTAGAACATGGTAGGCTCCTTTGACTTGTTTAACTGACACTTACAATATAACAGCCGCCTTCCTTATTGTCAAACTGACAGCGCATTGATGAACGATGTTCATTAATTGTACAAACCACG